CAGGAAGGGAATGCGTGACATAGTTTCTACTAAAGAAACTCAATCCCTAGAAAGTCTATCGACTTTAGTGCGTTCTAAGCTCGCCGCAGACGCTGCCAGCACGCTAGAAAGGATCGAAAATTACGAGCTGGACGGTATTAAGGACGAATCGGTCAGGGAATCGATTCTAGGCTCAGTAGCTAAGAGAAGTGCACTCGTTTTCGGCTGGTTAGAGCAAGGCGAGCAAGCGTCTGTCAGCATTAACTTGCTCGGATCGATGCCGGATAGGTTCGCTGAGGTTGTCGTCCACGGAGACAGCGCCGGTGCTACAGTCCGATAATGCATATTATCAGACTATAGGCGGACATTTTATGTCCTAGGGGGAAAAGGATTGTTTTTCCACAGAATGGCACGAAAGTTGACGTAGGACCTGGCACCCCCTTTGCGGGGTGGCTTCGTTTACGATACCCCCCTCAAAAATTTTCCGTCTTTTTGACCATGTTAAGTAAAATTAAAATTGGTCAAGTTATTTCTCTCAATCAAGCTGAGAGGAAGTTGGCCCACTTTGTGGCTAAGAATCGTTCCGGCAATAACCGTCATTTCAATCTGACGAACTTGAAGATAAGCGCGGATGACCCTGCGACGGTGGATCTGGAGGGCATCTGCGGCGAGATAGCTTTCTGTAAGCTATTCAATGTCTACCCCGACATCGACACGGACCGAGAGCCACCGCACCCGCTCCACGACGCGATTATCCCTCCTATTCCGCCGGGCATTCGCATCGATGTGAAGACGACCAAGTACGAGAATGGGAAGCTACTGGTCGATGCGCGCAAAGGCTCGAAGACCGATGGCGTTGATTTCTACGCGCTGATGACCGGTCAATTCCCCGGTCCGTACACATTCCGTGGAGTCATCGCGAAGGAGCATATCATCCAGCCGCACAGGATCGGAACGGTCATCAAGGGATTCAAAACGTACATGGCGGATCAGAGCGAGCTAATCGACAATCCTTCGGATTGCCAATCAGCGCACTTATTCTGATTGACGCGTAAGGCACCAGTGTGTCTCAGTCCGGCTTATCGACCTTAAGCAAGGCGGAGGCTTGGTCAGCCATCGCAAAACTGTCTAAGCGGCAATGACGCTCCGCATCGGTCAGTGCGTAGGTCCGGTCCGCCATCGTTTGATGGATGGATAGAATGGCCTACCAAATGCAGATAACGTCGGTTTAATTTTTCATCTCATGGCTTGTAACAATGTCTTCAACGCCTTCGCCGTAGCGACTGAGTCGCTCGCGCAGGACGTCTATAAACGCGCCTCGTATCGCTCGATGTGGCTCAATATGATTGAGCGCGGCGAGTATCCTCAAGGTACTGGCTTGACCCAGACCTCGTTCACCACCACTTCCATCGAGCCGACTGCGGCTGAGGAATGGTCGGCCATTACGCTCGCCAGTGGTTCCAATTCTGGCGCTTGCGATGTCACCTACAACGACGTTCCGGTCGGCTATAATGCCGTTACTTGGAGTCCTGAGCGTTTCGCGCTGAAAGGCCCGTTGCTCTGTAAGGATGATCTGACCTTTGATCATCGCGTCGAGGCGTTCTTGCGCGTGTACTTGGAGAAGCTGTCCATCCGTGCGCAGCGTTCTTGGGAGACTCGCTATCAGAATATGTTCGCCAAGTATGCCATCAAGGCAGTGGCCGACTCGTCTTTCACTCAGGTCGAGACGATTCCCGCTGGCGTGAATGAGTTGCCGTGGATTCAGACCGGATCTGCTGGTCAGGCGCTCAATCAGTCTACTTCTGAGTTGACTCAGGAGATGTTGGATGTCGCGGCTGCTACGTTGATTCGTAACGGTGCGACGAATCCTGATAGCTCCGGTTTTATATCGTACAGCAGCGATGGTCCGGTATTTCCGCTATATATCGGCTTGGAGGCTTCGCAGCGTATCGCTCAGAACAACCCTGCGTTCCGCGATGACTTGCGCTACGCTGATCAGGGTACTGGCGCTGGTGCGGAGTTGCTCAAGCGAATCGGCGCGAATCGGGTTATCAAGAACTTCCGGCATGTGCCGAATTTGTTCCCGCCCCGGTACAGCTACGCTGGCGGCAAGTATACGCTGGTTCAGCCGTTCACCAGCACCTCCGGTACGAAGGGTACTGTGTTCAGCGTCAATCCTAGCTGGACGACCGCTGCGTACGAGGCCGCGTTCATCGTGACTCCGTATGTGTTCAAGTCGCACATCGTGCGTCCTGTGAACCGCGTTGGCGATTTGGCGTGGATGCCGACCAACTACATGGGCGAGTGGCAGTGGGTGACTGGTGCCTACAAGCTCGACACTGATTGCCCCGATCCTCTGGACAAGAAGGGTCAGCATTATGCTGAGTTCATTCACGCCCCAGAGCCTATATTCACTAACCAAGGAATGACCATTATCTTCCGTCGCTGCACCGGCGCGTTGACCACGATCATCTGTAGCTGATTTCCTCAGCAAAACGCAAGAATCCGCAGGTCGAAAGGCTTGCGGGTTTTTTGTTGCCATCGTTCAATTTTGTGCAATGTTTACAACGCATGGACGAACCAAAACGTGGCGACGTACGCGAGAGCGATGGGATGGTGTGCTGGGGTTATACTTGGAAGGACAAGGACGGAAACAAGCGGTATCAGTGGCTGACGCCTGAACGGTTTGCGGAGAAGATGGCCAACGATAAAGAGCGTCTGGTCAAGTACGCCGCTGAAAACACGGAGGCTATCCGCCTCAAACAGGCCGAGAAGTACGAGAAGAGCAAAGAATACTACAAAGCCAAATCGAATGAAAACCACGCCAAAAATCGCGAGAGAAACAACAAGCGGAACGCTGAGTATCAGCGCAAAAATGCTGAAATCCTAAAACAGAAGCATAACGAGTACCGCGCCAACAATCGAGAACGTGCGCGCCGTTGGGGGAAGCGATACAGCGACGCAAACCATTCCAAGATAATCGACAAGCTCCGCGAGCGTCGCCGTAACGACCCAATGCTGCGACTCAAAGATGCCATTCGAAACTCAATTCGTGCGTATCTCGGCAGCAAGAAAACCCGTCGCGGATCGACGTTCGAGATTGTCGGTTGTACGCCAGACTTTCTGCGTGGTCATTTGGAGAAGCAGTTCAAAGATGGAATGACGTGGGAAAACTACGGACCGTATTGGCATGTCGATCATCGCATTCCATTGGCCAGCGGAAATTCGCCAGAGGAGATTATGGGGTTGAGCCATTGGACGAATCTTCAGCCTCTAACCGCGTTCGAGAATATTTCCAAAGGAGCTAAAATTCCTGTTGCAGGATGTCAGTGACGTGACAATCGTTTCCGCGTTGGATTCACGGGTTAAATGTCTTGTAAATCGCCTCACAACGAGGCACCCCGTCACTGGCCCGAAAAGTTGGTGACGGGTTTTTCTTTTCCGTAGGTGCTTAGGCGTTGACATCCCACTACGTGGCGTAATGCTCCCCATATGCCGTCATTCACGATTCCAAAAGGCGTAGAAATCCCCGAGAACCTTGCGGAGGGCGAAGCGTTCCAGACGATGGCAACGATCCTTCTTGGCAAGAATGGCAAGGCGGAGGTTATCGAGATTGATGGTATTGCTATCCCCGGATACGAGAAGAAATCCAAGGGCAAGAAGCTGGCCGACGCACAAGAAGATGCTGCTGAAGGCGGCGAAGAGACTGGAAGCATGAGCCGTGGCGGCGGTAAGCAGGGTTTTATTGCCGAAGTGATGCAGCGCGGCGCTGGTCCGATGTCCTAATAAATCACTCTAAAACGATATGCCAAACATCACATGCGACGAGGCGGAAACGCTCATCAACGAGGCGGCGTCGCTGGGATGTCGCTCACCGTGGGAGGTTGAGTTGGCCAAGTTGGCGCTGGAGAACCGCATTGCGACGTATCTTCAGGGCGGCGGCGCGACACGCGGTGCGTATCGGAGCGTTACGACGAGCGGCAATGTGGTGAGCGGTGATTATCTGATCATCGCCGATGCCACGGCGGGAGCGATTACAATGACCCTGCCCCCGGCGGCGCTGGTTCCGGGTCGTATCTATGCTTTCAAGCGCATCAATTCCGGTGCGAATGCGGTCATTATCGACGGCTACGCGAGCGAGACGATTGATGGGGCGACAACCCATACGCTGACTCCGCAGTGGAACAGCCTGATCATTATGACCAACGGTGTCGCGTGGTTTAAATTAGCTGATCATTGATATGGCAAACATTTCTTGCGCCGATGCGGCCACACTAATTGCGGAGGCTCAGGGGGCTTCGTGCATGAGTCCGCGTGAACGCATTCTGCTGGAGATTGGCCTACTTTGGGAGGCGGCAACGCTTGGTGGAACGGCGGATATCACGGCGGATAACACGGTGATAAGTGCGGACGTGACGAGCATCACGGCGGACATGACCGAATTTCTGTAGGTCAACGAAACATTCATTTAGTCATATATGTCAAAGCAAACCATCAATATCGGCGCATCGCCGAACGACGGAACGGGGACGCCGCTGCGGACTTCGTTTGATTACTGCAATCTGAACTTTACGGAACTGTACACGGCCACCGGCCCGAGCGGCAATAACATCGTTTGCCCCGGTACGCTGACGGTTTCGGCTGGAACGGTTGCGCTGCCGTCTCTAACGACCGCTGGTGATACCAATACCGGCATTTACTTCCCCGCTGCCGATACGATTGCGTTCACTGAAGGCGGAGCGGAGGCGATGCGGATCAACTCGACCGGAAACCTCGTCGTAAACAACGCCGCCACCATCACCGGCGATCTGACGGCTGCTCGTTTGATTGTTACTGGTGGAACGATTCCTACGAACGGTCTGTGGTTGGCGACGACCAACACGCTTGAGTTTGCCGCGAACAGTCTCGCTCAATACCGCATTGCCCCGCTTGGCGTGTTCTCTTGGTACGACGGCGCAGGCGGCACTCGAATGACTTTGAATTCTACGGGGTTGGCAATCGGTGACACTGCTTTCTCTGGCACTCGTTTGACGCTGCGTGAATCGGCAACGAATCCTAACGCTCTGGCGATGACCAATCGCAACGCTACACAGACGTGGAGGTTGAGCGTCGATACCGCAGCGGTAGATGACAAGATCCTTGGGTTCTATGATTCGACCAGCACGACGTTTCGGATGCAGTTGACCGATACGGGAAATCTTGGTTTGGGGGTTACGCCGAGTGCGTGGGGTACGATGAAAGCGGTGCAGGTACTCGGAGCATCATTTGTTGGAGATACGACCGTCAACCGTGCGCGTGTTATCTCCAACGCCTATTATAACGGTTCCGATTATGTTTACCTGCAAAACAATTTTGCTGGAATGTATGTTCAAAACGCTGCAAATGGAACACATTCTTGGTCTATTGCTCCAAGCGGAATCGCTGGAAATACAATTACTGGAGTAAATGCTTTCGTCCAAGCGATGACCCTCGATGCGAGCGGGAATCTGTTGGTGGGGAAGACTTCGTATGGTCTTGCAGTTGGTTTTGCAGCAGTAGCTACCGGATCAGTTGATTCTGTAATGGCTTCCGCAGTTTCTACTCAAAGCACATTGAACGTCTATTCCACCGGAGCCGCTGCCTATCGGTTCTACGTTGGAATGAACGGAACGATCAATGCCACCAACACGACCATCTCGGCAATCTCCGATGCTCGACTGAAGGAGAACGTGCAGGACATCGACGTCGGACTCGGCGCGATTCTAGCCCTCAAGCCGCGCAAGTTCGATTGGAAAGCCGGTAAAGGTAAGGACATCAAAGGCGACAGAGGTTTCATCGCTCAAGAGTTTGAGCAGGTGTTCCCGCAGCTTGTGGACGAGTGGAAGGACAATGCCCCCGAAGGCGAAGCTCCCTACAAGTCCGTTCGCCAAGACCTTATCCCTGTGCTGGTGAAAGCCATTCAAGAACTGGCCGCTGAAGTCAACGCTCTGAAGAACGCCTAATATGACCACCCTCTCTTGGATCATCGAACGCCTTCTCGTTAAACCCACCGAAGGCAGTCTCACCGATGTCGTAATCACCGCCGACTGGCGTTGCAACGGCACTCAGGATCAATACAGCGGCACCTGCTACGGCTCCTGCTCGTTCCAACCGCCGTCTGGTGAGTTCACGCCTTACGACCAACTGACCGAAGCGCAGGTCTTGAACTGGTGCTACGCGAACGGAGTCGATAAGACCGCTATTGAGGCGAACGTGACGCAGCAGATCAACGACCAGATCAATCCTCCGGTGGTGACGCTGCCGTTGCCGTGGGTGCCGGTGCCGCCTCCGGTGGAAATCGTTCCTCCGTTGATCGAGCAAGCTGTGCCAGTTTTGGTTGCCAATGACGCCAGCGTGTCCGATGCTCCGGCGGCATGATTAAAATTGAACTGACCGTCGAACAAGCGAACACCCTGCTGCAACTCATCGATATCGCCATCAAGGCTGGCGGTTTCCAGAATGCAAAGGTCGGAGTACCTCTGGCCGAAATCATTCTCGAAGCCGCCAAATCGCAGGTTCCGCTCGCTAACTAACCATCACGATGACGGACCACCACACCTTTTTCAGAGACATCTCAATCGGTGTCGGTGGTCCGATCATCGGTATTCTGGGGAACGCGGTATTATCCGATCCTCATCTCAAGACTGCGTCGTTGGCTCTTGGCGCATTCGCCGCGCTTCTAACCTGCGTCGTGAAAATCGTCGAGCTGTATCAAAAATTCAGGAAGCAAAACAAATGAACACCAATCTCGCCTCTCTTCTCCGCCATATCTTGACCGCTGCCGGTGGTTTCCTCGTCGCCAAAGGGTTGGCTAGTGCTGATCAACTCGCTGAACTCGTAGGCGCTGTCGTAAGCATCGCTGGCGTTGGCTGGTCTGTTTACAACAACAAGAAGGCTGCAAAAGCTGCGCCCAACGCCATCAAAACTGAATGAACTTCTTGGCCGACTTGGTGATGAAGCTGGTTATCTGGCTTCACGCGCTGACGAAGCAAGATGTCACAAGCGAAGATGCGAAAAAACAAACCGATCTTAAGCGCGATCTGCTTGCTCGCATTAATGAGCATGAGCGTGAGCTGCGCAAGTAGGGTTGTTTATGTGGCCCACGGTGAGCCTGTTCGCCTCGCTGAGAGCGTTAAGGCGAAGGTTTGGGTGGTTGACTCTACCGGCAAATCGGTGCGTAGTAATAACCGCATCATCATCCACGAAGGCTGGTATGCACTACCAAAGGACAAATGAGCAATAACGCACCGTATAAAGGTTCACCCGCCGTCGGTGGTGGAAGCGGACCT